TTTTAGGGTATTGTCACTATGAATTTAAGGAGGAAAAGAAAAATGTTAAAAATGTTTAAACCAAGTTGGATAGTAATAGAAGTTGTGCATGAAAGATATACAATAGATACTAATTATACTTATTGCCATCATAGAACATTAGATGAAGTAGAGCGTATGTTTTTATTAGATAAAAATATAAGACAAGAAAATAGAGAAGGGTCATATACATATGACCAATGTGGAAGAGAATGGGAACCGGAATATGAAACTGACGACCCAAAATATGGTGGAAGAACTAGATTTACTTCATATAGTATCGAATATACAATAATTATACCAGCAAAAAAATATAAAATAGAGCAATATTTTGTATGTGGATACACTAAAAATAAATTCGGTTTATTTGATAAAAAAATGATAAAAGAAAATGAAGGAGATAAATAAAATGGGACTAGATAATGGAATTATTATTAAACGAGTAAGAAAAGACAGGGTTAAAGAAATTCCTAATTTTGTAAAATATGATATTTTAAATAGTTATACTTATGATTTTTTTAGTGATATGCCAAAAATTGATAAAGACTATGTAGATATAGATATTGCATATTTTAGAAAATGTTGGGGTATTAGACAAGCAATTATAAATAAATTTCATTTAGACCAAAATGATGCTAGTTTTACTCTTGATAAAGAAGATATTTCTGCATTAATAAAAGTATTAATACCATTTTTATCAAAAGAGTATTGGGATGAATACGCTGACTCAATATGGGAATTTGAAGAGTATGCTGAAAAGATAATACAAATTATTATTAATTTAAAATGGCTTGAAACTTATATAGATAGTCATGATGATGTAGTTAAATTTTACGATAGCTATTAAAAGTAATAATAAACTCAATAGATTTTATATCTATTGATTTTTTTTATAATTTATTATATAATATATATGTAATAAATAAGGAAGGTGATTGAGATGCTATCAAGAAAAGTTTTAATTGAAAAATTGGGAGAGGAATATAAACCAATGATAGATAAAATCAGTGTATCTGATTTTACTAAATGTATTGCACAATATTCAGGTATCTCTATTGAAAATATAAAAGATGAGATAATTGAAAATTATTTAACCTTATGGGCTAAAAATAAGAAAAGATTTTTTGATTTATTTGGCGACATAAGGGTTGATATGGATATTAAATATACTGATGAAAGTAGAGATTATGAAAATAAATTAGAAGAATTAGGTAAAAAATATGTTGTTTATTATCATTGGTTAAAAATGTTTGAAAGTCATTCAAAAAATAAAATAAATAGACATGATTTAAGTTGGAGTCAAGAAAGCATAATGAGAAGTGCATTTCCAAATTTTAATTATGATGGAACATCTATTACACATTTCTTTAAAGAAAAACTTAATGCACCTGATGATTTAGTTACTGCAATTGGAAGGGTATTTGAAAATGCAACAATTGACGCCAAATATACATTGTCTATTGACCCTGTTGATATTATGTTATCAAGTGAAAATCCATATAACTGGACTTCTTGTTATAGACTTGAAAATTTTGATGATAGTCATGCAGATGGCTGTTTAGCAGGGGTTATTGATAAAGATACTGTTATTTCCTACATTTGGAACAATGAAGGAGAATTTACTTTATATAATTTATATAAGTTTAAAAAGATAAGATATAAGCGTGCTCGTATAACATTAGCAATTAATGAAAATTTTACAGCAGTGCATTTTAATACAATATATCCTTGGAAAAGAGATACCGGCGATGATTTTAAGAAATTAATCAGAGATAAGGTAGAAACTTATTTAGCTGAAAAAATAAATAAAGAGAACATATGGAGAAAATATAACTCTTACGAGGATAAACAAATTAACTCATATAGAATACATGGAGAATATGGATATAGTGAATATGCTAGTGAGAATGTTTATGTATTAAAAGGAGAGGAAGAATATCCAGAGTTTCAAATATATAATGAAGTAATTAAATGTCCATGTGGTTGCGGAGAAGATTATATGGGTTCATATGATAGTGATTATATGGAATATAATGGAGAGGGTCATGTTAATGAAAACTGGCATGAAGAAGGCTATGATGACGATGAAAACTGGTGTGAATGGGCAGATGAATATGTAGAAGAATGCGATCATGATTGTGAACATTGTCCTATTTATAATAGAGAACATGCGGTATGTGAAATAGATGGAGAAACTCATCATTGTAGCACTAATAATAGAGATTTATATGATGCAGAAGATTTAGGAGATGCAAATTGGAGTGAAAGTTATAAAATATCTTGCAATCCTGAACAATGTGCAGGTTGTCCTTTCTTCAAACAACATCATCCTGAAGAACGTGAAGACTATGCAATGATTGAATTTAGAAATGATGTAGAAAAAATTTATGTAAGAAAAAATGACCAGTGGTATATTATGGATAATGAAGATAGATTATTATATCCAATCTCTGAATGGGAAACAAAACATGGCAATCATTTTTGGTATTATAATGATTATTTAGATAGAATTGCCTATCAAATAAAACATAATTTAGAAACAGAGTCAAGTTTTATAAAAACAGAATTTGATATACAAAACTATACCAATTTGTCAATTAGACCTGAGTCAGCAGAGTCAGAACGTGATGAAATGACATTGACATTTAACAATCAGGATATGGGTATGATTGCAACACTACCAGATACAAATTATCAAAATACACCGACATGGACTACAATAAATCCAATGAATACCTATAGATTATAATTTAAAAGTGCGGAAATGCATATAATACCGAGATCAATCGCTGATTGAGCGGGTGCTGCCGCACTTTATTTTATTTTTATTAAAAAATATTATATAATATATATGTAAATAAGAAAGGAGAATTGAAAGTTATGAATAGTGTTATGTTAGTAGGTAGAATACACGATATTAAAGGCGATACAATGGAAGTTATGATAACTAAATCATATAAAAATGAAAAAGGGGAATATGAAAAATTTATTGTTCCTGTTGTAGTTAATACATCAATGGGAAAAAATGTAAAAGACTATTGTCATAAAGGAGATGTTGTTGGTATTAGAGGACATTTTGAAAGAAATCTTCAAGTATATGCTGATAAAATAAGTTTCCTTAGTTCAACAAAAAGAGATTAATTGATTTTATAAAAAAAATATTATATAATTATAATGTAATAAATAAATAAAAGAATTTCTTCATACTTTATTAATTGCAAAACTGTGGGTTGCCTCATTAAAAAATGGGAACGCGTCATGGCTGAAAGAACAGTAGAAGGGGACGCCGCATGAGGGTTTGAACTTTGCCAAAAAATTCTTAATTGATTATTTATAAAAAATATTATATAATTAATATGTAAGAAAGGAAAAAAAGAAAAATAAAATTAAAAAAATATTTTACTTTTTATAAAAATTATTATATAATATATATGTAAAGAAAAGAAAAAACACAAAAATAAAATCGTGCGTAGGTGAAAACCCTCCTAGAAATAATTAAAGTCGTGCGAAGGTTGAAAAATCCTTGTGTTAATATATAAGGAGTTCGCTGGGAAATCTCCTCTATCAAAAGTCCTTGTTGTATAAATAGCGGCAACTGCACGCGTTACCTAATCCTATATATGTTCATTTTGATGACATATTGCGTAATAGCGGGAACGGAAATCAAAAGTTGCAGGCGGCAACAGGTCTAGACGGGTGTTGTAGAGTGTTTAGTGGTTATAGTTTGTCCCGCAGGGTCACGGCTTTAGGAGAACCTGAAAAAAACTACTTAATTGATTATTATTAAAATTTATTATATAATTATTATGTAATAAATAAATAAGAAATAAATTATGAGTTTGTGAAACCCACTGATGAACAGGGTAATGCTTAAACAGAGGTTCTCATTAAAAAACTACGGCAAAAAGTCCATTAAGCTATCTCTTTGTAGATAGCACCTAGAATAAATGTAAACTGATAATATATTTATTCTAGGTGGTGTTTACAAAAAGAAAGACACCAAATCGTTATCTTATTTATAAGAAATATTAGGAAAAGGAGAGTGGAAAATTATGGAAAAGATGACAAAGAAAGATTATTTTGAAAAATTGAAAGGAATTGTTGCTGACGACGCTGAATTAGTTAGTTTCTTAGACCGTCAAATTGAATTAGTTTCTAAGAAAAGAACTGGTGAGACTAAAACTCAAAAAGAAAATAAAGAAATCGTTGAAAGAATTTACAACTTCATGGTAGAAGTAAATGCTCCAGTAACAGTTGCTGATATTATGGAAAAATGTGAAATAGCATCAAGTCAAAAAGCATCTGCATTAGTTAAGAAATTAGTTGATACTAATAGAGTAACTCGTGGTAAAGATGGTAAGAAAACTGTTTATACAATTGCGTAAGATAAGATAAAAAATAACTTCACGGCGGCTCCTATGGAGTTCGCCGATTTGAGGTTTATGGAATTATAGGGCAGCGATTGCCGCAGAAAGGGAGTTGATACTATGAAATTAAATATAAATGATATTCAAACATATTTAAGACAAATTGGTGAATATGAAATATTAACTGATGAAGAAGAAAAGACTTTATTTCAAAAATTAAAAGCAGGAAATGAAAATGCCCGCAATGAAATAATTAATAGAAACCTTAAATTAGTTGTTGCTATTGCTAAACGATATAAAGGTTCAGGTTTACAATTTATGGACTTAATTCAAGAGGGCGCTTTTGGACTAATGGCGGCTGTTGATAGGTTCAATGTAGATTTGGGATATAAGTTCTCAACATATGCAACATATTGGATAAGACAAGCAATTACGAAAGCAATAATTAATAAGGGTAGAGCGATTAGATTACCTGCTCATATAAATGATAAATATTATAAATTAAGACAAACTGAAAAATTAATGTCAAATGAATTAGGCAGAGAACCAACTATTGAAGAATTAGCAGAGCGCATGCAATTAGATGTGCTAGAAGTAAAGAATTTATTCGATATGGGACAATATTTAATATCATTAGATACTCCTGTTAGTGAAGAAGATGATGACTGTCTAATAGATTTTGTCGAGGATAAGACATTTATATCACCGACTGCCGCAATGGCTAAAATTGATTTAAAAGAACAACTATTTAAAGTAATGGATAGTTTAGAGGAAAGAGAAAAGGAAGTCTTAATTAAACGATATGGATTACTTGATGGTGAGCCCATGACGCTTGAAGAAATTGGTAAAGATATGAATTTATCAAGGGAGCGTATTAGACAAATTGAAGAAAAGGCTCTCCGCAAAATGAGAAATCCTATAAGAAGTAATCAATTAAAGGCATATATGGACGAATTAGCGGCATAATGCCTTTTTCTTGTCCATACGATTTTTTTCAAAAATTTTAGCAAAACTATTGACAAATTTTTAAAAAAATGTTATAATATATATGTAAAATAAAAAAAGAAGGGAAAGTGATTGATTATGTTAAACTTATATGCGATTATTGATTATGTAGGCGACTATTGCCGCACTTATAATGATAGTATTGAAATGGGGTTTAGTTTAGATAGGATACTAGATGGCTATGACCGCTATGAATTACCTATTGTTGTTGAAAGATATAATAATGGAAAAGTTTATGTAATTAAGTTTGGAAAGAGAGGGATGTAAGATGTTTGATTATAAGTTAGAAAATGGAAAAGTAATAAGAATAAGTGAAAAGACTATTGAGAATTTAATGACACAATTAGGATTAGATAGAGAAGATGCTATCCAAGTATATCTTGAAGATGAAGGATATGAAATTAATGAGGAACAAGAAGAATTAACTCAAAAAGCAAAGGACAATAAAATAACTGCAACTATTCATAAAGCTGAAGCAAAGAAAAAAGAACGCAAAAAAGTAGAAAGAAAACCAAATCCTGATAAAGAAAATATAATTGCAGGTGTTGCCGAATATTTAAGAGGGTTAGACCAAGTTGCTGTTGTTAATGTTGCTAATGTTGGTAAGATTATAGAATTTACATATAATGGAAAAGCCATGAAGATTGACTTAATCGAGACCCGCGTTAAAAAGGACTAGGTGTTGCCGCATGAACGAAATATATAATTATGTAAAAAATTGGGGCGAAGATATAGATTGCTTATATGATGATAATGACAATATAACACATATATATTGGAGTTTTGAAAATAACTATTTTTGTGTATGTGAGCCTCATAGCGGCAATGATTTTAACTATTTATTAAGAGTAAATAATAAAGAAACATTTGACAGATGGAATAATGCAGAAATTGAAATATATGCAAAAAATGCAGAGGATATTATATTAGAATTAATGCAATATTAATAAGCGAGAGCTAGGTAGCTAGCTCTTTTTGTTGCGTCCAAAGTATCTAAAAAGCAAGGATTTCCGCATAAACCTAAAAATAGACTATATTAGGGCTGTTTTTTATTTTGGCTATTGCCGCGAGTTTTTACGAAAAATTACTAGAATTCCAAAATTGGAAAAATTGGAAAATTTTTCGTATAATATATGTAGATAAGGAGATGTGTTATGACATTAAAAGAATTTTGTAATAAATATTATTACAGTGAAATAACTGTTTTGAATGCATTTCCGCAGGTTCAAAGAAGTGTATTAAAGAAATATGGGGTATTGATAGAAAAAAAAGGCAGAGGTAAAAAAGCGGATTATATAGAGACAGAGAAACCTGAAGAAATGCAAATGGAGGATTTAAAAGAGTTCTTGCAAAAGAATCCCGCCATTAAAGAATACTTTGAAGGTATAGAATGGTAGGTGTTAGTATGGCAAAACAAGATGTATTAATTAAGAAAGATTGGTTAGATGATGTTGAGGCTTTACTAGATGGAACTCAAATGGAAAAATTATGTTATGGTTTAGTAATTTACGGGCTATATGGGGATAAGTTAGAAACTGATGATAAGATGCTTCAAATGGGGCTAAATTTGATATATAGTCAGATGGATAAAATGGGGGCTACTTATTCTCGAAATAGGGCTGCATCTGAATTGGGGGCTGAAAAGAGGGCTAAGTTAGACCCAATTAGGATTTGGAAACTATATAATGAAGAAAACCTAAGTGGTGCGGAAATTATAAAATTGTTAGAAGAGGAAAGTGGTTGCCGCATAGCACCAAGTACATTGTATAGTAATAAAGGTTGGCAACAAAGAGATAATAGACATCCAGATTTTATGAAAACAGAAAATGTAGAAATTTTAGAAAATTCCGAGAATTACGAAAAAGTAGAAAACGTAAATTCCGAAAATACGAAATGAGAATTTTAGTAATTTACGAAAAATACGAAAACGTTTTTACGAGAAATTCTCGTTACGGATCCTAATATAATATAATAGAATTTCGTAATTCCTGCCTTGCGGCAGTTCATTACGAAAGAGGCGAACTACGAACCAAAAAAGGAGATAAATAGATGGATAGTAATGAGTAGAGTATATATGGTATAATAGAACCAGATACAAAAAGAATAGTATTTATTGCATATTATGGATATTATTGAGAAGAAAGTGAAAATGCACATAAAACATATGATTATTTAAATGATGCTATATCATTAATGAAAAGTGATGATAGATGTAAAGAATATTGAAGAGATTTAAATAATATGTGGAAGATACATGGAGATAAAATGAGTGTTATTATATTAGATATATGTGATAATCAACAAGATGCTCAATATATGGCTGATTTTTATAGAGATTTATTTAAGCCTAGATATAATATATTAGATAATGAATGTGATTGTTGTTGCGGAAAAGGACATATAAAGTTTTAATATAATAGTAATAAATGATATAAATAGTATATAAATAGTTGAAAATGATATAAATGGTTGAAGTGTGGTGCGCGACCGCGTTCCCAACAACTAAAATCAAATTCAAAAACGAAAAACGAGAGATAAATCTCTTTTTTATTTTAATATTAAATATACCAGCCCCCGCATAATTACTCTTTACTATTGTTTATGTGCGGCTTCTTGACAAATATAAAAAAATATGTTAATTATTATTATTATTCTCTCCCATTATAATTATATCATATATTAATTATTTTGTCAACTAAAAAATCAAGTTTCTCATTTCCGCTTTTTGCTATGCTCTTGTTCTTAAAATTTGACAGGAAATGCTTTATAAGGAATTTTACGATAAAATCTTCATTTCATTTCTCTCTTGGCTTAAAATGCCAATTTAGGATTGCGGGATTCAGGTTGTACCCCATGTATAATCTAGATGTGACTCTTGTCTAAGCGAAGGAAAAGTTGGTTTTTTTAGATATTATACCAAAAATTTTTCTTTTATGCAAGTCAAAAGCTCTGCACCTCGGTCCATATGCGGAGTTCTGGGAAAAAGATCCGTGGACCGCGATCCCGCACTTTCAACAGAAAATTTTGCCATATGGGACCGCGGTTGACTTTACGGAGTAATCTCGACCATATACGAGTTAGAACGCGGTCGCCGCCTAAAGCCGTGGTTTACACTCGGTTGACATGTCAAAAAGTGTCAAATTTCGGGAAAATGTAAAAAAGTGTCAAATTTGCATTTTTTACTTGACAAATTTTTTAAAATGTGGTATAATTGAAATTTTCGGCTCAAGGCCGCCGAGGCCAAGCCGTTGACATGTAAATTTACATGTAAAGTAAGTAAATAAAATAAAAAAAGTGTGAATTATTCACACTTTTTTGTTCTTTTTTCAGTTAAATCAAACTTAAATTGCTTATTTTTGTAAGAAAAAGTGATAATTTTGCCCACATTTTCTATTTTAATGTCAGTTGCATTTAATTCTTCTAAAAATTCAGCAACGCAACCCACCAAATATTCTTTGTCTGGATTAGGTTTTCTCTCTCTAACTACTTTTTTTCGTTCAGTTTTTTCAGTAGCACCTAATTTTACTTTATTAGTTTTTGCTTTCGTGTCTAGTTCTTCAAGTTCTTCATTAACTAGATAATCATTATCTTCTAGCCACATTAACAATACATCTTCTAGGTCAGTGTCTAGTTTTTCAATAGATGTATCAACCCACTTTTTTGCAACCTTAACTTTTTTATCATTGTCAAGTGTAATTGTATAATAGTTTCCATTTAGTTCATAGTTTTTCATTTCTATCACTCTCCTTACATTATAAGTATAGCATAGTTAGATTTTTTTGTCAATAGTTTTTTTCATTTTTTTTAAAAGTTTTTAGACAAGGGGAACAAGTCCCCTTATCTTATTCACTTATTGAAAAGTATGCTTTTTTCTTATCTACAACTTTTACGATAACATTATCATTTTTTAATTGAGTAAGTAAAGCACTAATTTTTTGATTACTTAATGTAGCAAGTGTGCTATCATTTTCTTGAATGTCAGTAATAGTCATTGGTCTAGCACCATTTCTTAATACATTAACTATTAACTCTTTAAAACTTTCGTTTTCTTTTTGAGTTTTAGTTTGTGTTTTTGTACTTGCTTTCTTGTCAAGTAATTCAATTTCGTGATTTAAGAATTCTACTAAATCAGTTCTATCACCTACGATAGCGATTAATTCATTAAATCTCTCTTTCTTAGTTATTTTTTTAGTTGTTGCCATAATAATCACTCTCCTTTACTTTTATTTTAACAACTTTGTAAATAAGGTTCATCTCTTATTTACATTATAATTATAACATAAATAAGTTTTAAAGTCAATAGTTTTTTTAAAATATTTTTTAATTTTTTTATTGCCTTTTCTTAACCTTTATTACATAATAATTATAACATTTTTAATTTAAAAAGTCAAGCATTTTTTTAATTTTTTTAAATTATTTTTTTTGAGATGTCCTTTCCTTATTTACATTATAATTATATCAAATTATAAAAAAATAGTCAAGCATTTTAGGAAAAAAATAAAAAAAATTTTTTTTACAAAAAACTATTGACAAATTTCTAGCGGCGTGGTATAATAAAATTTTCGGCCCCGCACAGCCGCGCGTGGGCCGTCAAATTGTGTAAAGTAAAAGAGTAAAGTTTTGTCAACCTTACTCTTCTTCATCTTCATCGAGGTCATTTTCAAAATACCAGTCAATTAATTCGTGGTCTAACCAAGATGTTATATCTTCACGACCTAACCATTTGCTATACACTTTGTCGAATAGGTCGTCATCAATTTTACGAGCACCTATTTCATAAAAATATAGGGCTTCTAGCACATTGTCTTTGAACTCTCCATCAGTCCATAATTCATTTAAAATGTCTTGTGGTGTGATAATTGTTTTAGTCATTTTTAACACCTACCTTTCAATTTTTTAGGGGCAACCCTAAGCAATGTTATATTTCATTGCTTTAGGGTTAGCATTGCGACCACGCAATTTCTTATTTGTTTTGCCCTTTCTTGCTAAATTGTTTGCTGTTCTAATAAATTGCATTGCATTTTTGTCAACTACTACTTTGTTTACTGATTTTTTTGTCTTTGCCATTTCAATCACTTTCCTTTCTTATTTACATTATTATTATAGCATAGTTGGGTTTTATTGTCAATAGTTTTTTTCATTTTTTTTAAAAAGATTTGCGGCGGCTGGTGTGTCATTTGTCAAGTCTAGGTTTTTACATTGATAGACCAAGTGCCGCCGCCAATTCTAAACACTTATTGCTATTGTCTTTGAAATATTGAACTCCCCACATAGTTGCTTTTCTTTCGTTGTCAATATTCCAATAACCAAAATTAATTTGTTTTTCATCAATGAAATATTTTTCATACATAAAAGTTAAGATTTGCTCAATTTGATTTCTCATTTCAAACTCTTGTCTATTAAATGTTTGAAAATGTCCTATTTCGTGTAAAATACTCATTATAGTTTTGTTAATAGGTGTATATTCAGGTTGTTGCTTATACCATTCTTGAAATAACATATTTTCTTTGTGATTAGGTTTTTTTAGTCCTAGATAGATTATTCTTTTTTCAATGTTACATTCGAACCTACCGCCACGACTAACTTTTACTTTTAATGTTTTATCGATATTATGAATAAAGTTTTTTATTATTTTAATTTCATTTTTAGAAAACTTTTTTTTCATTTCTATCACTTCCTTACATTATTATTATATAATAAATTAAATAAAATGTCAATAGTTTTTTTGTAATTGAAGAAGATTTTTTAATCTTCTTCAACTACTTTTGAATAATCACGCCAAGTTGGTGATGTATTTAAGTTTACAATGGTATTTCCTAGCATTTCCATTGATTTTTTAAAGATTTCAATTTCAATGTCAATGTCCTCAAGTCCAGTGTGTGCCTCTTTGAATTCACTATCATTTGTTAGATAACAATAAATTGCTTGAGCAGTTGTGCGAACTCGACCACTATTTGTTATAAAAGAACTTTCATTTATGCTATTTTTAATATCTTTATTTAATATACAATAGTTAGCATATTCTTTACTAAATGTTATTATTTTTGATATTTCCATTGTATCAAGTAAATCAAGTTTTTCAACAACATTTTCGATACCAAACTCGTTGAATAATCTATCAATAGCAACTTTATCAAAATTGCCATTGTGAGCAACCATAACTTTTATGCCATATCTTTGAATTGTTTTGTCTATATCAGTTGCTATATCATTAACACTATAAGTTTTATATCTTTTATCATTTTCTAGTTTTTCAAAATAGTTAGGATATTTTGTAGCACTAAATGTTGATAACATTATATACTTATTATTGAAAAACTTTCTTACTAGATAACTTTTTTCTTTTACAACTTTATCAGTTTCAGTGTCATATATTTTCATACCTATTTCAAATGGTAATACACTTTCCTTAACATTTAAAGTTCCTATTGTTTCAGTGTCAATAAACATTAAATACCTTTCTTTTTTTAAATCAATTTTTTTAATCATTTTTAATCATTCCTTTCCTTATTGATTACATTATAATTATAACATAGTAGTATTAATAAGTCAATAGTTTTTTTAAAATTTTTTTATTTTTTTTCATAATTTCAGGAAATGTAAAATTGTGTCAAGGTGCGGCAATTGTGGTGTAAAAAAGTGTAAAGTTTACACTTAGCGTAAAAACGCGTCGTTTTGGCAGAAAACGACGCGTTGACACAATTTGACACTCTAATTTTACAAACAAAAAAAGAGAGTTTACACTCTCTTTACATTTCTTATTCAGCAATAGTGAAATAAGTTTTTTTCTTGTCAACTACTCTGACAACCTTATTTGCATTTACTAATTGAGTAAGTAAAGCACTGATTTTTTGATTTGATAGATTTGCTAAATCAGTATTAGCATTTTGAATATCAGTAATTGTTGAAGGTTTTGCTAAATCAATTAATGTTGCAACGATAACATTTTTAATATTTTCGTTTTCAATTTGAGTTTTGCTTGGAGTTTTAACACTTGCTTTTTTATCAAGTAATTCTAACTCGTGGTCAATAAATGCAACTAAATCTTCGCGATTAGCAACAATTCCTTTCAATTCATTAAAATAATCTCTTTTAGTAATTCTTTTTTCCATTTCTCAACACTTCCTTTCTTTAATGGTTTTAAATTACTTTGTAAATAAGTTCTTTTCTTATTTACATTATTATTATAACATAATTAAATGTTATAGTCAATAGTTTTTTTAGAAAAAAGTAAATTATTTTCTTTTTCCTTTTTTAGCAAGTTTAGGTTTAAGTCCTAATCTAGCATTTTTCTTTGCTTGGTCTTGTGCCTCATACATAGCACGAATTGCGTGTCTTTTTGCTGGTGTCATTGATTTTGCCATTTTAATCACCTCTTTCTTTATTACATTATCATTATATCATAACTAGGTTTTATTGTCAATACTTTTTTTAATTTTTTTTAAATTGTTTTTTTAAGTATTAATCACTTAACCTTTATTACATTATAAGTATATCAAATTATAGAAAAAATGTCAATACTTTTTTTAAAATTTTTTAATAATTTTAGGATAAACAACGCAGCCTGGTGTGTCGCGGATCTGCTTTACAAAACTTTACATGTCAAATACTATGTAAAATGCGGCTCGCGTCGTGTGTTCGCGAGCCGCTTGACACAATTTGACACAAAAAAACTACAATAGTTTTAAATAACTATTATAGAAATTGGTAACACCACCAACCCAATATTTATTTAGTCCATTTGGGTCATTTGCTGCGCCAACAGGACAATAGATAGCACCAATTTTTTCAATGGTAGTTAAACCTTTATTTAAGTAATTATTTCTTAAATGTTTTACATAGTAATCAAGTCCACTTTCATAACTATCAAAAGGTTTTATTTCAGTGGCATTTTTCCACATTATGCCACCAAAGTTATTTTTTTCTTTAAATGCTTTACTAGTCCAAGCGCCAGTTTCATGTCTTGAAATTGCTATCATTAACATTGCTTGTTTTTCAGTTAAACCTAATTCAATAGATTTATTGTAAATGTCTTTTTCAACTTGTCTTGTAAAGTTTGGAGTTTTTGTTGTTTCTTTTTCAACAATAACTTCTTTAATAACTTCTTTTTCAACAGTTATTACAACAGGTTTTTCAACCTCAATTGTTTCAGTAATAATTGTTTCTTTACTCATTAATTTAGAACCAATTACAACCAACCCAACAAAACCAACAACCTTAACCCACTTTCTAATTCTTAATTTTTTCATTTTTAACACCTATCTTTCTTACATTATAATTATCTCATACTTTAAAATAAATGTCAATAGGTTTTGTAAAATAAATGTAAGTTTACATTTTGGGATGTCAAGAGTGTGTTAAGTGTCAACACTTTCAAGCGCAAAAACTTTACACTACTTTACACTATAAAATTTGCGGCGCGCCTCAACCGTCGCCGCGCCGCAAAATGTAAAGTTGACACTTTTATTTGTCAACTTTACAAGTGTAGTATTTGTCGCCTTGATTAGTGTATTTCTCAATGATGTTGTCTTTGTTTCCACATCTATCAAGTGCTCTAGTGTATTCGTGTTGGTCTAACATTGCAGATACCTTTCCAATTCCAATAACTAATAATAAACAAATAATAAATAATAAAACTTTTTCTTTCATAATCTTTTTATTCCTTTCTTTATCTTACATTATTATTATAACATCAATTGAGTTCAATGTCAATAGTCTACACAAAAAAGAGTGTCAGTTGACACTCTAATTGTCATGCGGAATTCAGGTTGTGCATTTGCCCTGTCTCGGTTCGTGGTGTGCTGTACCTAGGTTGCCGCATACCTAAAAGGTCAAATTGCTTAATACTGAGTTCAATTTTCTCAAGTCTTTTAATGTTAAACCTTTCCATTTTTTGCTTTTGTTATTTGCTAAACTTGTTAATCTCTTAATTCCAATTCCATTAAGATTATTCCATTCAATCAAGTTCTTTGTATAATCATCTAACAAAACACATTCTTTATCTATTGTTATGTTTAGTTTGTTATTAATTACTTTTGCTTTATTTTCATTTAATCTACAAAAACAAATGTTTTCTTGTTTGATGTCTTTTAGATAAGTTTTTATCCAAATCATCTTGTCAAGGTCTGCTTGCTCGTTTGGTGTAGCACTGATAATGTAAACCTCAATGTTTCCACTTGTAGCAATTTTATTAATTTCTTCAATGTATTTATAAGGTTTTAAACTAGCAAAGAAACCTTTTTCATTGTCAAATCTTTGGAGTGCATTTCTTTTACTATTGAATTTAGCAAGCGTGCCATCTAAATCTAGAAATAATTTTATCATAATTTTATCAATTCCTTTCTTATTTAATTTTATCTAAAAAACTTTTTGCATAAATTGTTAAATATTGATTATTAATTCTTTTTAATTCTTGATATTTATTTACTGTTTCTAAATAGTTGTTGCTTTGATAAACGATTTTGTTATTGCCGTCTTTTATTATGTAGGTTGTCATAGGTATCACCTCTTCCTTTTTACACTTTAATTATAACATAATGGTATTTGTTTGTCAATAGTTTTTGAAAAACTTTTTTAAAAAATTGACATTACACATAATAGAATAAAAACTAATGTTGCAACAATTAAACAAGTCATTGCATTATCAATTATCTTTTTATTTTCTTCCATTTTTAATCAACTCTCTTTCTCTTTTTACATTATAAGTATAACATACTTATACGAGAAAGTCAAGAGTTTTTATTAAATTATTTCATTATTTTTTAGGGTTATGGGTTAAAGGCAAGTTTTGAAGGTAGTAGGTATTGTTTAGAAAAAGAATTCTTAATTTTAGGAAAAATGTCTAATTGTGTAAAGTTCAAATGTTAAATGAAATATTTTGTAAGTGTAAAGTAAATGTAAAATTCGCGTCGCTGCGATTGTCTCCGCTCCTGCGTTTGTTTGTTTTTAGGCAACCCACTTTTTGTGCTACGGAACGTACTTTTGCGGGTGCTACGGGTAGTATTGTGGGAAAAATTTTTTTTGTAAAATAAAATCGATCTTCCCCTCCACACACTCCTCTCCAAAACCTTTCTTATAACGAATTTACGGAATATGAAAAAAAAGACCGCATTACGATCTTCAATATTCTCTTACTGTCATTTTTCCGCCATAAGCTCTATCGCACATAAGCCCGCTTTCATTCTCCCAGCATTTCTTAGCAATTCCTTGATTACCATTTAAATCTATGTAATAATATGCGGCAGTTGAGGTTTCTCGCGTCAAAAGAAGCGTCCCTATGCAGCCAATAAGCAAGGCCGCCGCACACCAGATTATACATCTCTTGTGCTTAAAATTTATTCACCATAATATTAATTTCATTTTTGTTTTCATTAATTCACCTTCTAATAATATTATATTATATTTTTTTGCTATTGTCAAAAAAGAACAAAAACCAAGGTTGACAAAAGAAAAATTTTGAATTATACTAATATTAGAAAAGGTCAAAAAAGATTAATTAAGAAGGAGATTTACTAATGGACTTAAAAAAATTAGATTATAGCTTAAAAGATCCTGCGGAAAGAAAAAAGCTAGTTGAAGAAATAGTAAAAAATGCCTCTCCTAATCAATTAACTGAAAAATATATTGAGATATTAAGTAATTATATAATAATGGCGATGGATAAAGAAGAAAAAAAGAAAAAAGAAATAATGACCGATAATAGAATGATAACAATAAATAAAAGAGAAACTTCATATCAAGGTTTAGTCAGTAAATTTGAAAATGGGGAGGATGGTCTTTATAATATTACCATAGATAATGATAAAAACGTCCTATTAACTCCTAAAGTTTCTATTACTCCTAAGGATGTTGCGGAAATACCTGCTTTAGCAGACTTGAAGCAGTCGATAGAGAGTATTAAAAGACAAGAGCAAAAAGCAACGGGTAAAAATAAATATAAACTAAAGAAAATGTTAATAGAAATGTATCAAGAACAATATACTATCAAAAATATGGTTAAACAACCTGTGTTTGCGACAAATGCCGTAAAGTCTTTTGTTTACACTAGATTTGATGAACACATTACAATTAATGAAAGCGGAATGCCTGTTAGTGATTGTATTTGCTCATTCTTTAATCCTAAACACATTTCTATACTATTGTGTAATTACTCTGCGTTGAAACAAGAATCATGAGGTAGATTTGAAAGTGATTGCTACTACATGATGTTAGATTTAGAAAATCTTGTTGATGATGCGCTAATGGATGATTATCCACTTTATTATGATTTATTAATTTATAAAATAGATGGTAGAAGCAATGCGGAAATCCAATTTCTACTTGAATTAAAATACGGTATTAAACATTCTGTTGAATATATCAGTTCTTTATGGCGTAATAAAATTCCTAAATTGATTGCGGAAAGGGCTGTAAAGAATTACCTAGAGTGGTATTATACAATGGTTGAAAAAGGAAAATGGAAAAGATGTTCTAGATGTGGTCAAGTTAAATTAGCACATAATCTTTATTTTTCAAAAAATAAAACTTCAAAAGATGGTTTTTATTCAATTTGTAAAGATTGTCGTAATAAAAAGTCAAAAGATGACGAAAAAGTAGGTGAATAATATGGCTGCGGAAAAAGAAAAATATTATTGTCAAAAATGCGGCAAGTGAATGGGTGAAACCGAGTTTTTTACTTATAAAGATAAAACTAAAACAGAAATGTGTAAGAAATGTTTAACTATGCACATCGATAACTTTGATGAAAGCACTTTTTTATGATTATTAAAGAAAATGGATGTTCCATATCTTCCTAGTGAATGAAATGGAATAAGAGATAAATTATATGCAAAAAATCCTGATAAAGTAACTAGTTCGTCTGTCTTTGGAAGATATTTATCAAAAATGAAGTTAACACAATACATGGACAAGAAAACCGGACGTCGATATGGTTGGGAGGATTCAGAATGATTACAGCAAAAAGAAAAAGAAGAGGCAGAAAAACACGCCGAGGAAATTGCTCAAAGAGAGCAAGAAGCCAAAGAAAAGTTTGAAAATGGAGAAATTTCTGAAGCTGAATATAAGACGCTTCTTACAATAGATTCTCAACGTGCGGAAGGCATGGGTCAAACCGCTCAGAACCCAGGTTCTGTCGGCTTCGAAGAAGATGATTATTTGTCTGAAGATGAGCTTGGAGACCCAGGAGCTGAATTAACGCAAGATGATAAAATTTATCTTGCAATGAAATGAGGAAGATTATACAAACCAAATGAATGAGTACAACTTGAAAAAATGTATAATGAAATGATACATTCATTTGACATTCAAGATGCGGATACTATTAATACTTTATTATTAATTTGTAAAACAAATTTAAAAATGAATCAAGCCCTTGATATTGGTGATTTAGATGGCTATCAAAAATTGTCAAGAGTATTTGACTCATTGAGAAAATCTGCAAAATTTACTGCAGCTCAGAATAAAGAGGAAAAAAATGATTTCGTTGATTCAGTTGGTGAGTTAATTACAATTTGTGAAAGAGAAGGATTTATTCCTAAATATGCAATAGATGTTCCTCAAGATAAGGTTGATGCAACATTAAAAGATATGAATGATTATTTACATAAATTAGTTACTCAAGATTTAGGTTTTGGTCAACAGATTGAAGATGCTTTAAAGAAAATTCAAATTCAAAAAGAAATGAATGAAGCTGCGGAAAACGAAGATTATGAATTACAAGATGAAGATTATGTTGAATATTTAGATGAAGTTGAACAGCAAAAAGATTTTGATGCAGAAATGTTAAGCGACGGTGATCAATAATGGCGTTGGCGGATTTAATGAAATTATCAGAGCAAAAAACTTTTTCTAAAAAAGTTGGTATCTCTGAAGAAAGAATCAAAGTACAAATTCCAGTATTGCGACAATACGTTGCTTTTTGGCGCGCTTATCCAGATATGTTTGTAGATTTTTTATGTGGAAGTAACCCAGAAAATTTTCATTTATATTTATATCAAAGAATATTTTTAAGAGCAATTATGCGTCATAGATATTCTTATGCAACTTTCCCTCGTGGTTATTCTAAATCATTTTTAGCAGTTTTAGGTTCTATGATAAAGTGTATTCTTTATCCTGGTTCACATTTCTTTGTTACAACTGGTGGTAAGGAACAGGCTGCGGGAATTACAAGAGAAAAAGTAGAGGAATTATGTAGTTTAATTCCTGGATTAAAAAATGAAATTGATTGGACAAGAGGTCAAACTAAATCTAGTAAAAATGAAGTTACTTATAAGTTTAAAAATGGTAGTGTATTTGATATTATGGCGGCTCAACAAAGTTCTCGTGGTAAACGTGCAACTGGTGGTTTAATGGAAGAGTGTATTTTAATTGATAAAACACTTTTAAATGAAGTTATTATTCCAACAATGGTTGTTGATAGACGTTTACCAGATGGTTCAAGACATGAAGAAGAAGTTGCGAACAAATCTCAAATTTATGTAACTACTGCGGGATGAAAAAATGGATTTGCTTATGAAAAGTTAATTCAAATTCTTATTCAAGAAATTATTGAACCTGGAGAAGCAATTGTTTTAGGTGGAACTTGAAGAATTCCGGTTCTTGAAGGATTACAACCTAGAAACTTTATTACTAATTTAAAATTAGATGGAACTTATAATGATAGTTCATTTTCCAGAGAATATGAATCTGAGTGGAGCGGAGATGCGGAAAATGCTTTCTTCTCTGCAGAAAGATTTGATAAATATAGGGTTTTATTGCAACCTGAATATGAATATAGTGGTAGAAGTAGTAAAAATGCTTATTATGTTCTTGGTGTTGACGTTGGTCGTTTAAAATGTACAACTGAAGTTTGTATTTTTAAAGTTACTCCACAACCACAAGGGGCAGCATTAAAAACGCTTGTTAATTTATATAGTTATGAAGCTGAAGATTTTGAAGCTCAAGCTATTAATATCAAAAAATTATTTTATAAATATAAAGCAAAAATTGCGGCAATCGATGCTAATGGTCTTGGTATTGGATTAATTGATTTTATGACTAAAGCACAGGTCGACCCAGAGTCTGGAGAAGAATTACCTCCATTTGGCGTTGAAGGCGGAACTGCAGAAGATGTTATTGAATCTTATAAGAATATAAAAGGACCTGGGGTTGAAGAAAATGCAATGTATTTAATTAAAGCTAATTTGCCTATTAATACAGAGGCTCACACTTATGTACAAATGCAATTAGGCAGTGGAAAAATTAAATTTTTAATAGATGAAAATCAGGCAAAAGTAAAATTATTATCTACTAAAGTGGGACAGGAAATGGAGTCCGCACAAAGAAGTGCTTATTTACAACCTTTTACATTAACAACAATTTTAAGAGAACAAATGTTAAATTTAATTGAGGAAAATGAAGGTGTAAATATTATACTTAAACAATCTAGTAGAAGCATTCCAAAAGATAAGTTTTCTGCTTTTGAATATGGTTTATATTATATTAAACAAGAAGAAGATAAAAACAAGAAAAAGAAAAAAAGAAATATAGCGGATATGATGTTTTTTACGAGTAAATAATATTATGGGCAAAAGCCAATCATTATATTTTCTAATTTTTTATAAAATTATAGAAACAGTAGTCCCTATATGTAAATATAAGGAGATTTTATGAGAGCAAGTCGTGGAGAAATTAAAATAGAAGATATATTAAGAGTTAACGGTATGAACTTTCAAGAGGAATATTCATTTGAAGATTTATGTAGTTCAAATGGAAGACCTTTAAGATTTGATTTTGCTATTTTTGATGATGATGACCAACTTATGTTTTTACTTGAATACCAAGGAATTCAACATTATATAGCAAAAAGTAAATTTGGTGGAATTAGTGGATTAAAAAAACAACAATATAATGATATGTTAAAAAGAGAATATTGTAAAAAACATAATATTATTTTAATAGCAATTCCTTATACTGATGAAAGCTTAATTAGTTATGATTATATAATGAATTCATATTATGCTCTTGGAGGATTTTAAAGAAAAGGAGGGTATCTAAATGATAAGTAATAGGATGCAAGAAATTAAAGCCAAAGGCTTCGCAATGCGCCCTGCGTCAGAAGAAGATGACCATTATGTACCTTATGACTTTTCAAAAATTAAAGTTGGAGTTAAAAATTTAGATGATGCAATTTTAGAATTGGGTAGTTTAAAGAAAGTTGAACCAAGATTAACTAACAAAGAAACTGTTTTACGTGCTATTGTTAGTAATAACTTAGATGCTATGAGAGAAATTTCTAATTTCTTTTATAGAACAAGTGGTATTTATAATAGATTATGTAGATATTTAGCTTACATGTATAGATATGATTGGATGGTTACTCCATATATTAATGATGAAAAATCAAAAACTGAGGAGCTTGCGCTTACTAATTTCTATAAAGTATTAAATTATTTAGAAGACTTTCAAGTTAAAAGATTTTTTGGTGAAGTAGCTTTAAAAGTTATGAAAAATGGTTGTTATTATGGTTATACAATAGACGAAGGTGACAAACTTCAAATTCAAGAGTTGCCAATTAGATATTGTAGATCTAGATATAAAGTTAATAATAGACCTGCGGTTGAATTTAATATGCAATTTTTTGATGATTGTTTTAAAGATGCTAATCAAAGAATGAAAGTTTTAAATTTATTCCCTAAAGAATTTAAAAAAGGATATATTTTATTTAAAGAAGGAAAATTAGTTCCAGATTATCAAGGCGATAAAGCTGGATGGTATTTATTAGATATTAATCACACAATCAAATTTAATATAAATGGAGAAGATTTTCCAAATTTAATTGCGGTAATTCCTGCAATTATTGATTTAGATGCTGCTCAAGATTTAGATAGAAAGAAAATGGCTCAAAAATTATTAAAAATAATAATTCAAAAGATGCCTATTGATAAAAATGGTGATTTAGTATTTGATGTAGATGAAGCTCAGCAATTACATAATAATGCAGTTAATATGCTACAAAAGGCAATTGGTATTGATGTATTAACAACTTTCGCAGATGTAGATGTTGCGGATATGGCTGATAGAAATACTACTACAACTGTTGATGATTTAGGAAAAGTTGAGAGAACTGTTTATAATGAGGCTGGAGTTTCTCAAATGCAATTTAATACTGATGGTAATATTGCTCTTGAAAAATCATTATTAAATGATGAAGCTTCAATTTATAATTTAATACTTCAATTTGAGTCATTCTTAAATAATGTTATTCAAAAATTCAATAAAAAGAATAAAAAATTTGTTTATAGAGTACAAATCTTAACTACAACAATTTATAATTATAAAGAAATGTCTAAAATGTATAAAGAACAAATGCAAGTTGGATTTAGCAAAATGTTACCACAAATTGCAATGGGGCAAACTCAAAGCTCAATATTAGCAAATGCTTATTTTGAAAATGATATTTTAGACTTAGTTAATGTATTTATTCCGCCTATGATGTCTAGTACAATGAATTCTGATGTATTAAATAGGGTTAATGAGAAAAATAGACAAGAACGTGGCGGAAAGACAACTGAATCAGATGGTGAAGTTGGAAGACCTACAAATGAATCTAAAGGTGAAGATGTAACAGAAAAAACTATACAAAATAAGGAATCTCAAAGTTAGGTCAAATTTTAATAATTTAAGTTAATAAAATTTAATATAATGATAGTTAAAGAAAGTTTTAACAAGGAGGAATTATAATATGATGCACCAATCTATAGCTACAATTAGCTCTCCTGAATTTATAAACTTACAACCTTTAGATATTAATCCTTTAATGTCTAAATGTGAAATTAAAGTTTTATATGTAGGAGAAAATAGAAATCATAGTTATATTACTGAAGAAGTTGCCAAAGATATGGCAAAAACCTTAAGAGGAGCTCCTATTGTTGGATACTATAAAGAGGAAAAAGAAGACTTCGCTGACCATGGTGAACAAGTTATCTTAGATGATGAAGGAATTAAATTTAATTGTTTAACTCAACCTTATGGTTTTGTTGCTCCTGATGCAAAAGTATGGTTTCAAGATTTTGAAGATACTGATGAATTTGGAAATAAAATAACAAGAAAATATTTAATGACTACTGGTTATTTATGGACAGGACAATTTGAAGAAGCAAGAAGAGTTATTGAAAAAGGAAATAATCAATCAATGGAACTTGATGAAGAATCTTTACAAGGACATTGGTCAACTAATGTTAATACAGGTATGGACTTTTTCATAATTAGTGATGCAATATTTTCTAAATTATGTATTTTAGGAGAAGACGTTGAACCTTGTTTTGAAGGTGCTAGTATTACAGCTCCTCAAGTAAGCAACTCATTTAGTAAAGTTGATGATAATTTCAAACATACTTTATATACTATGATGCAAGATTTAAAATATGCATTAGAAGGAGGAAAAAACATGGAAGAAGAAGTTAAAACTGTTGAAGCTGTTGAAGAAGAAGTTGAAAAAACTGAAGAAGAAACAGTTGCAACTGAAGAAACTGAAAGTTCTATTGAAACAGAAACTACTTCTACAGAAACTGAATCTGAAGCTGAGGCTGTTGAAGAAGAAACAGAACCAACTGAAGAAGAAAGTGAAGAAAATGAAAGTTCAGAAGAAGAAGAAGAGTCTGAATCTGAATCTGAGGAAGCTGATGGAGAAGCTCCTTCTGATTATTCTGACAATGAAGAAGAAGAGTCTGAAGAAGAAGAACCTTTAGATAATTCTGACGATGTAGATACTAAGAAAAAAGAATTTTCTTTAGAAGATTATAACACTTTAAAAGCTAATTATGATGAATTAGAAACTAAATACAATGAATTACTTGAATTTAAAAAGAGTGTTGAATTAGAAAAGAAACAAGCTTTAATTGATAGTTTCTATATGTTATCTGATGAAGATAAAAAAGATGTTAAAGAACATATGTCAGAATATAGTCTAGAAGATATTGAATCAAAATTATGTGTAATTTGTGTAAAAAATAAGGTTAATTTTGAAAAAGAGAATTTAGACGAAAATAATAATAAAGTAGAAGAAGAAAACTCTGCAGTTGCTACTTTTAATATTGATAACAATGAAGGTAGTAATATTCCTGCATGGATTTCTGCTTGCATAAATACTCAAAATAGCAAAAATTAAAGAGGAGGATAAGTTATGGAAAGAATAGGTTACGGACAAGTTGAACCTAATCATTTATCAGCTCAAAGAACTGGACAAATCTATGCTCAATTACCAGCTGATGCTGCTTTAACAACATTAGAAAATGGACAATTTGTTAAATACGACTACGCAGCAGGTAAAGTAGATTTAACTGGTGCTGGAGAATGGATGTTAGTATTCAACGAAGTTAAATTATATGATGGTTTTAGAGAAACTTACAAAGATTTTGCTCTTAAAGTTGCAAATAGCGGCGATGGCGCTATTTACCCTAGAGTTTTCAAAACTAACGTAGGTGATATCTATACAACTAACTGTTTATATGCTGCTGCTACTTCTAAAGATGAAAAAGTTACTATGGAAGAATTAGAAGTTGGTAACGTATTAAAAATTGACAGTTCTACAGGATATTTAAAGAAAGGCGGAGACAGCGATATTCAATTCAAAGTTGTAAAAAAATATACAATGGCAGATGGTCAAGAAGCTGTTAAGATTCAAAGAATCGCGTAAGAGGAGGATAGAGAATTATGGCATTAGTTAAAAGTGAATTAATTAAATTAGCAAAAG